GCCAATGCCTATCCCGCCGCCATTGTCCGTGATGACGTTTCCGATGATCGCGATGTCCTCGGCGGGGAGCGGTGTCGTGTCGGAGTTGGCGAACAAAGCGATGCCTGATGCCCAACAATTCCGAATGGCGTTGCCGGCGATGGCGACTTTCCTGACGCCAGGAAGGTCGAACCCGTTGCCCGACATTTTATTGATGGTGTTGCCCGTGATCATGACATCCGTGCAGGTATAAGCGAACACCGACGACGGATAATCCGGATACGAAACACTGTCCTGCTGCAACACAACCTGCATCATGATGTTGCCGATAATCTGAACGTCATGAATAAAACCGAGATTGATGCAATCAAGACCCACGTCGGAAAACAGGCAATCGATGACCTTGGTCCTGAACCCCCAGGTCACGTTGTCCCCGTTGGTATTGCTGAACGCCTGTTTGCGATCGGCCGCGAGCCCCGTGGTCTTCCAGTGGTTCCCAATATTATTGAAGACGCACCCCCGTGCCGTCAGGTCGTTGTTACCGGAGCCGTTGAACGCGACCCCGCGCGTGTTCTGAAACGTCACCTGATCAAGCGTCAGGCCGCTCACTCGATATGCCTGCGCGATAATGCCGCCGTTCGCGAAGTCCTGGCCGCCGCCGTCGAAGGTCAGACCGTGGACGTGCATGTTCGCGGTGTTGGCCGTCTCGAACAACATGATCGGCGCGACGCTGGTCGCCGTTGGCGCGAGCGTCACCGTGCCTGGATATGCCCACCACGTTTGATTCGATGCTGGTAAGACTGAACGAGACAGCAACAATTTCGTGGGTGATGGCGGGAAGTATAGCACCGAACCGGCGCCGCCTAGTGTGGCGACAGCCTGCAGCGCGGCGTAGTCGTCCGTGACGCCGTCCATCATCACGCCATGAGAAAGGACGTTGAACGTGTTCGCCTGCCCGCCCGCGTTGGCGATGGCGGCGTTCAGGTCGGAGGCGAGCAGCGCGTCGCCGATCGCCCAGGGATATGTCATGTCGTCACCTGCTGTAGTTCAGCATCAGACAACTGACGCGGCCAACCCTGAACAATCTGTAGCGCGCCGTTGATCGCGTTATTACCCGGCGTCACACCGTCCGATCCGAGTTGGATGGTCGTGCCGGCCACCGTCAGCGCCACCGCGTTGGCGCCGAGCAGCGCGCCATTGACAGCGGCTTTGCTCGCACCCGTGAGCCAACCGAACGCCGCTTTGTTGACGGCGTTGAACGTCATCGCGGGCGCGACACCGGAGAACACCGAGGCGCCGCCTTTGATCGAGGCCACGAGACGACTGTCGGCGCCGATGGACATGACCGGAGAACCAGCGTTGCCACTGACGATGACCGGAAGCGAGGCGGCGGCGCCCGCCGGGACAAAGCGGACCGCGTAAGTCCCCGACACGGCGGGTATGAAAGACATCGAAACCAAATCGGCCGCCCGCGCCACGGCGGCGGATGTCGTCGGAATATAGCTGGTCAACGCACCAGCTTTGGCCTCGGCGCCCCAGACAAACGCCGTATAAGCAGGCGTCGCGGCCTGCGTCGCGTCGCGTCTGTCTGTCCCGATGCCGAAATACCATGGCACGGCGGTCAGGTTTGGCGTCGTCAACGTGAATCGTTGCCACGCCGCCGTCAGCGTGGCCGCCGTCTTGTAATACAGCACCCCGTCAGGCGTGACGGAGAAGTAAGCCAGTTCGCCGCCGACAGTGCCCTTCAGCCAAACGCTGATCGTATAAGGAGCCGCCGTCGCCGTGAACGCCTGCGATATCGTGCTGAAATTAGGCGCGGACGGCACCGCGACGAACGCGACACGAGACGCCGTTGTCGTTCCATCCGGCGCGGTCGTGTTGTTGCCGGTTACTGTTGGCGCGCTGCCGCCCTTCACCCACGCGGCGTTCGACATATCGCCGCTTTGTAAAATCAGGTTCGTGCTCGCGTCCTCGATCAGCAGCCCGCGTAACGATCCGCCTACGTAATCCCAGCGCGGTTGATTAACCGCGGCTGTCTGGATCAGACCGGATGCGTCCTGATATGACGCGGGCGAGGCGCGGCTGAACGTGACGCCGGCCGGCATGTTGCCCGATGACATGAAGTTGAGATCGAGCGTCATGCCGGGGGGCGGGGACGGCCCGCCGGCTGAGATGCCGCCGCCATACTGTTGTGCCACCTGACGGGAGAAATACTTACACCAGCCCTGGGGACTGACCGGGCCGATGACCTTGCCGCAGGAACGAGGGGCGACGAAGAAGCGACAGTAGCCGCATTTCTCCCGCCCGCCCGCGTCGGTGTAGCGCGCGGCGCTTTTAGAGACGCGATGAACGACGAAGGACATCAGAAGGATACCAGCTCAGACCTGAGCGGAGCACCGGAAAGGTCACTCTGCTGTTTCCAAAGGTTTGCCCTGGTCACCACCTGCTGAAACTGGGCGTCGGCCTGGGCCGCGCGATCGTCATCCAGCTCGAACAGCGCGCCGTGTTTGATCACACCCCAGAGGTAGACCGCGTAGAGCTGCTCCAGGACCGGGTTGGTGTCGGACGGGAGGAGGAGCGGCTTTGGCTTCGCATACCACTCCATGATGACGACCTGCGGCAGCCAGGCGGGGTCGGGTGGATCGGGAAGGATCGGATGGGGGAGAAACTCGATGCAGTCTCCCGTCAGCCGGTAGGATGTGCAGACCTGACCGACCGCGCCGACGACGGCGCCCTCTTGCCACGCACTGGACTGTCGCCCCACCCAGTGTCCGCTCCAGGCATCCTTGAGCCGCAACATCTCGCCCGACGTGGCGTCACGGATCGACGCCATGGTGGCGAAGTCGGCCGGCAGCGAGATATAGGCGCTGTCGATCGGCTGCGTGCCCGATGTGATCTGACATCGGGCGCGCAGGGTCTCGGCGATCTCGGTCTCGACCATCAGCACCCAGCCAGGGATCAGGCTGGTTAAATCCCTGCGATTCAACCAGTTCTGAACATCATCCTGGAGCTGCTGATAAGAGGCCACCTACTTCTTGTCGTTCTTCTTGTTGGCTTTCTTATCGTCGTCCTTGTCGTCATCGTCGTCGGTGACGGCCGTCCGGGGTGGTGTGGTCGAGGTAGACTGTTGCGGAGCGGGATGCAGGCCGGTGGCGACCGGCGGGTCGTTCTCGCCAGGGGCCGGGCGATGTTGGCCCGTGCCGCGCGCGGTCGCGTCCGCGGGCGGGGTCGGATCGAACACCGGATTGCCGGGGGACTGGACGCCATCGGCGGTGTGGAAAGGCTGGTGGAGAGACTCCTCGGCGATCGTCCCCACCCTGATCCGCTCCTCCGCCGCTTCCATGGCGGCGGCCACGGGGTCATCGGCGTCGGGATAGAGCTTGCCGAGGAGGGAGCGGTCGAAGCCGTCCACCAGAACGGGTTTCAACGGGCCGAGGGGTTTGATCTCGGTCATGCCGTCCTCGGTGCCGGGCAGCATCCCGATGCCGGCGAGCGGCACCGTGCCGACGCCCGCCGTGCTGCCGGGCGGCATGATGCTGCCGCGGTTCATGTTGGGAACAGCATCGGGGCCGATCCCCGGTGTGCGCCGCATCGGCGCCGGGGGTGGTGTGGTGGTCGAGGTTCCGCTGGCCATTTCAGAGGGTGCTCCGATCATCGGTTCGGAAGACGCTGTTGTCCGGGTCGTTCAACCAGGCGTTCAGCGCCTTCTCGTCGTTGGTAATCCCCAGTTTCTTCAGGTGGTTCCAGATCACCAGCGGGATGCGGGCGACGTGGACGGTATCGCGCCTGACGTGGGGGTCGAAGTTCGATGCGATCGTTTTGGCGCTCTCGGTGATCGCCTTGGTGTCCTGGGAGTGGACGAACAACAGCCCGCCGTCCTCCCGCTCCACCTCGGTGTGGCGGAGCGTGACAGGGTCAAAGCTCTCATAGAGAAGGGCGCTCATTACTGGTTGAGGTCCGCGATCCAGGCATGGGCCTTTGGCGCGGTCGGACGAAGAGATCCCTCGAACAAAACGGCGCCTTGTGTGTTGTCACCCGTCTTGGCGAAGTCCAGTTCGATTACGTCACGACCCGGCAGCGGCGCCAGTTCGACATAGTCGGTGGAGACCAGCAGGATCTGGTTGGCGGGGCAGAAACGATCAGGCGCCAGTTGAATCGTTCCGAAGTTCGTCCGGTAGACATCGACCGCGCCCATGATGGTCACTTCTTGCGATGACGTGACGTTCTGGATGTTCTGGGCGACGACCGCGTTGCCCGTGCCGCCCTGGGACAGCGTGGCGAAATACGCCTTGATGTTGCCCGACATGATGCCGAGCGTTGGCTTGCCGCCGGCCTGCCACGCCTGCTGCACGGCGGCGTCGAGCATCGCCAGCGTGAGGTCGCGCTTGGTGCCTGGCGTGCCCGCGTTGGACCCATCGCCGACCGGCATCACGCCCGCGCCGGTGCCGCGTGAGCCATTGGCGCAGTAACAGGGCAGGCCGCTCATGTGACGCGGATCGGTGATGGTGCGGACCAGCGGCGACGTGATGGCGAACTCCAGGTCGCGCTTCACTTCCATCCCGCGCAGGATCAGTTGCCTGTCATATTCGTCCTCGCCGCCGACCATATCGACCGACCGCAACGTGTTGGACACGCCGACCGTGCGGACGAGGATCTGGGCGATGTTGTTCATGCGGACGGGTTTCGTCACCGCCTGCATGGACGCGGTGAAACCCTCGGGCTGGGCGTTATCCGCCACGACCCCAAGCTCCTGAACAACCCATTCGGTGAGGATTTGTTTCGCTTCCACACTGGGAATAGCGGAAACAAGCGGTGTCTCGTCGGGGTCGATCTGGAAGATCACATCACGGAGATCTTCCTTAACTCCAATGGCGGCCGGCTCTAAATACGTGTTCGCCGGCGCCGCACCCATTGTTCCAAGGGCCATGTCGCATGTCTCCAACGCTGGCGCGGCGCTCCACGTGGAGCCGCTCGCGCGGTGAAACCGATGATGGGATTGGTTTCGCGGTGGATCGATCCGGCTTAGGCGAGGTTGGTGCGGAGCACTCCTCGCGGCGCGTGATCAGTCATTGGCGACGGCACGTCCCGCCGGTTGGTTGGTGCCTGATGACACTCCATGGGGCGACGGGGTGATTATTGAGACACGTTTGGCTGTCTGTCCAGGGTTAACGCGCACCACCGTTCATCGCCGCCCGGCGCGCCGCGATCAGGGCCGCGCCGCTACGGGCATCGGGGCGGGCCTGGAACGCCTCGGTGGCGGCGGCGACGCGCTCCGAGGGCGCGGGCGGCGGGGCCACGCCACGCGCGGGGACAGAGGATGACGGTGGCGCGGAGGTTTTCGCGCCCTCCACCCAACGATCGAACATCGCCGCCTTCATCATGGTCTTGAGATGATGCGGACTGGAGAGACCACGTAGTTCGTCACGACTGAAACCACCCTTGGACGTGGCCCATTCGACGATCTGCTGCTGCGCCTCCAGCCGCTGTTGGGGATCGGCCCAAAACGGCAGCTCCTTCGCCAGTTGTTCATTGGCGACGGCGACCTGCTGCTCCAGCGCCCGCTGCTGGGCCTGGCCCTGGAGGTTATTGAGACTGAACAGCCGCTGCTGCTCGGCCAGGGCGTGCTCATAGGCGGCGCGCTCGCGCAGATACTGCTGCTGATTGGTCTCGATCAGGGAGGGATCAGGCGGTTGGGGCGGATTCTGGACCATTTCCTGAAGCCGCATCAGTTCCGGCTGGATATGAGGGAGGACTTCAGCCAGCGCCCGTTGCTGTGCCTCCAGTTGTTGCCTGCCTTGCGCCAGTTCCTGGGTTTTCCGGGTGTAATCGGTCGATTTCAGCACCGCCTCGCGTAATTCGGCGGATGAGTAGTGACGGCCGTCAATTTCGAGAGTGGAAAGGGCGTTTTGGGGCGTTGGAGGGGCTGAGGGCACGGACTCTTGCGACGGAGGAGCCGCTGGAGGCACGCCGAGGGCCTTTTCCATCGCGCTGAGTGGCGAGGGGGCCGGTGTTGGCGTGGTTTGGGGCGTCGGAGGTGGTGTTTTCGCCAGTTCCGCCGCCGGTGGACGCCTTTCGGGGGCCGTGGCTGGTGGCGGAGGGGGTGCTGTCTCGCGCCGCTGGCGCGACAGCAGGCGCGCCGCCTCGGAGACGGAGATCGGCGGGCGGTCATTCGCCGGCGGCGATACACCGGGGTCAGTCGAGGGGGCGGCTGGGGCGGCGTTGGGGGCTGGTGTGGAGGCCGGAGTGGAAGAAGAAGTTGGGGCGGAGGCGGGGGTGGGGGTGGAAGTTGATTCGCTCATGGCTATTGCTCTTGCTTATCGGGTGAGAGGAGACCGCCGCCGCCCAGCATCAGGCCGGCGAGGCCGTAGCGTCTGATGATTTCCATGGTGGCGGGATCGAAGACGACGGCGTTGTGCGTGCCTTCGTTCATTTGTTCGTTGATCCGGTCGATTGTCTTCTGGTGATCGGCGATTTCCGCGCGACGCCTGCTGTAAAAAGCAGGCGACATATTATTCGGATTGCGATCGATGTCCGCCTGTATTTCCGCGATCTGGTTTTGCTTCTCGACGATAGCCTGTTTCGATTGCGCGATTTGATGCGGAAGCTGTCGGCTGCCCGCGTCGAGGTAGCGGATGCCGGGTATCCCCGCCTCGCGCATCGCGGCTGAAACGTCGGCGGCTTTCGTCATCTTCATGTTCTTGTCGAGAGACAGCGCGCCGTAAGCGGTCGATCCTGGGTTTCGCATTCGAAGGTCACTGAAGCCCTGGTCACGGAAGAACTTCTGAACATCCGGGTGCTGCTCGCTCAGCGGCTTGTCCCAGTGCAGGAACTTCTCGGGATCGGCGTTGACCTGGACCTCATACATGTGGCCCTGGCCGTCATACTTCGCCGCGTCGTGGGCCTCCAGGCCCGCCTTGAGGGCGCCTGGGTTCTGGACATCCCATCGCTTCGCCCAGTCCGGGTGCGCCCGCATCGCGGCGACGGCCTGCCCTGGCGTGTCGAAGCCGAGGTAGTCCTCGGCGTTCAGGGCTGCTTTGAACTCCGGCGCGATCGTATAGTCGGAACGAGGACCGGACAGTTTCTTACGATAACTCTGCGCGATGCCTTCGTTCTCGGCGAGATAATGCCCATACCCATACGCCTGCGCGCCCTCGCCCGTGCCGATCGCCTTATCATCGAACGCATCGAACTTGTGCGGTGAGCCGTGATACGCCTTCAGGTATTTACCCCCTGATGACGTGGTCCCGAGGAGAAGGCCCTGGGCGTATTCATCGGCGGCGGAATTGAACGCCTTCAGTGTCGGATGGCCACCTTCCAGCAGGCCGCCGCCGGTCCAGTAGCCTTCATCGACCCCCTTTTGGTGCTGTTGGGCCATGTAATCGGTGATGTCCTGGTAAGTCTGGCCGAGGGCATCGACACGGGGGTCCGGCTGGAGGGACGGCGGCCGCTCGTCGGGCGGTTGAAGCAGAGGGGTGGTGTCCCATCCTGATTGCCCCAGTACCTCGTCGAGTAAAGACGCCATGGGTTACTCCATGCTCTGGGAATGAAGGGCCGCGGCGGCGTCCGCCTCGGGGGCCTCGGCGTCGGCTTCCAACTCTTGCCAGATCCGGCGCAGCGCCAGGACCAGTTGGCGGGCGGCCTCGCGGTTGGAGGCGTCCTCGAGGAAGACCGCGTTTTTGGTCGCCTCACTGGCCATGCGGTCCAGCAGGGCATTGAAGTGCGGATCGGCGATGAAGCGTTTCGCCGCCTCGCACTGGATGAGGCGTTCGGCGCTGAGCGGCATTGTTCAGTAACCACGCAGCAGGATGAACAGCAGGATGATCAGCAGGATCGCGCCGATGCCGATACCGGGGCCATACCAGCCGCCGTAGATGTTGTGGGCGTAATACCCGCCGCCGAGACCACCGAAGAGCAGCAGCAAGATGATGATGAGGAGGATGAGGTTCATTGGGGACTCCCATGACCGTTTGGCCCGTCATCCCACACACGAAGAAGAGTATCGACGGGAATACCCTCGGACTGGAGGCGCCGTATGACGGGGCTGCATTTGACCACTATCGCGAGCCGCTGGCGCCGCAGGCACTGGAGACAATACGGGTAAAGCGATTCAACCCCGACGCGACCGGTATCGCAGCCGCGGCAGCCGCGCATTCGACCGGATGGCGCGTTAAACCCCACCAGGACCTCCCGGAGAGGGCAGGGGCGGGCCGCCGGGACCATTGAGCGGGAACTGAGAAGCGCGCTGGGTCAGCTGGCCGTAGGCCGTTGGCATCCGGCCGGTGGCGAGGGATTCGCGGATGTTGGCGGCCGCCGCCGGGGGGATGGGGCCTGGAGGTGGAGCGAGAGGGCGCTGTTGGGGTGGAGGCGCCATGGGCGGGCGGGGAGGACCAGGAGGCATCATCGGCATGCCCTGGGGGCCGGGGGGCTTCTGTTGGGGAGGAGGCGCGCCGACCGCCGGGGGTTGGGGGCTGGAGGGTGAGGGGAGATCGGACAGCAGTCCGACCGCCGGGGCGTTGGACTTCATGGCCGCTTTGAACTCGTCGAGGGAGGGGACGACGAGGTTGGAGGTCGCCCCCGCCACCCACGCCTTCACCCAGGCATCGAGGGCGGATTTGTCCCGCTCGCGATCATCCTCGAGGAGCAAGGAAGCGCGTTTGGTCTGCTGGTCCGCCCGGGTGTTCTCGATGTCGGCGTTGGTCTTCTTGTTCTGCACGTCGGCGAGGATGAGGTCGGTATTGGGCGGCGGCGGCGGGGTGGGAGGTGGGGCGAAGTCGGGCGGCAGGGCTTTGAAGTAGGAGCTGATATCGGCGATGTTCACCGTCTCCAGCATGCGGGCGAGGGTGTTGCGATACTCCGGCAGGCCGGCGAGGGGGTTGGCGAGCCCGCCTTGCTGGATCAGTTGCTCCTGCTTTTGGGCGATGGCGCTGAGCATCTGGAGCCGTTCCTGGGGCATGCCCTTGCCACCGACATTGACCGCCGTCTCCCACTGGGTGGCGAGCGCGCGCGGGTCGATGGGTATCCACTGCTGGCGGATACGAATGACGTTGGGACGGTCCTGCTGGCGCGCCAGCATCTTCAGGAGGCCCTTGTAGAGCGGGGCCAGCCCGGTCTCGGCCAGCGTGCGGGCCACCATGTCGAGCCTGTCCTGGGCGGCGGAAGACTGCTGGGACACGGCGATCGGGGCCGTCGATTGCAGTTCATCGACGGTCAGGCCCGCCGAAGCCCGCGTGATGCCGGTCCGCGATTCACGGATGGTCTCCAAAACCGTCATGATCGGCAGGGCTTCTTTCCCCATGAACGGCTTCGTTAGTTCCTGGACGGCGCCCTGCTGCGCCACACGGATGATGCTGCCGATCGCGGTCTGGCGCGTGTCGGCGAGATTGGCCTGGCCCACGACGACGGTCGTGCGCGGGAACATTGACTGACCCAAGGAATCCAGCACGCCGCGCATGACACGGGATTCGACCCGTTGCAGGTCCATGACCATGTCGGCCTGGCTCTGGCCGATGACCCTGCCTGGCTCGCGATAGGGGGTGAAGCAGGCGAGCGGGATCTCGTCCGCTCGCTCCCACATGACGAGGTTCTGGGAGGCGCCGAGGAGATGAACGTGCAGCAGCTCCGAGACGTTGTCGCCATCGGCGTCGCAGCGGATCCAACCCTCGACGTGGCGCACGATCGACTGGGACTTATCATTGGGCGGGGCGCCCGCGATGTTGTGGCCCTGGGCGTTGGACCGCGCGATGAGTTCGGTCCGTTGCCGCCCGGCGGAGCCACGTCCCGAGGCGATATTGGCGAGGATTTTGTCCTCCGGCAGGCCCGCCTCGATCAGATCGGAGACGGTCGAGTCCTGGACGATGAACAGGGCCGGGGCGGTCTCGACGGACGCGGCCGAGGGGTCGATCCAGACGCTCTCGGTGAGGACGTGAGAGACCTGGGGCCATGCCTGGGTGGCGCTCCGGGTGATCGTGGCGCTCCAGTATTCGGCGGGCGCCCCCTGCTGGAGATACATCCGGCCCTCGGGGGTTTTGGCGAGAGCCTGGGATTCCGCCGGTGTCATC